GTAGGCACTCTACCTAAGAAATTGGCTTGATTGCGACTACCCTTCTTGCTGTTGCAACTCTGGCAACAGGCTACTGCGTTCTCGAAGTTAATCACCAAGTCCGGCGCTTTACTGATTGGGATAATATGATCGACTGTTGCTGCTGGTTGTTGGCAGTAAAAGCATGACCATTGGTCGCGAGCCAACACCTTTAACCTAAAGGCTTTATAGTCGCGGCTTAATCTTGGATCACCACGCTTAGCCATCTATTGCCAACCTCTAGTTCTTAGGTGCTTGAGTGCAGCACAATAGTTAGGCTCATCGTACTTAGTAACACCATAACGCTTAGATACATAATACCAATACATCTCAAACTGATAGTCATAAGGTTTACCTTGCATAGACTTAGACTTCATCTGGTAGTAACCATGTGTCTGCTTATTGCCAGACTTATTACCTATGGCATTTATATTCCATCGACTCTCTATATAGATGATTGAGTTATGGCATAGGTATTGCTTATCTGTTAATTGCTGATTGGCCAGTACTTTTATTGGCACTATTGAAGCCTCTAATCTAGGCATAAGCAGCATAGATAGAGATATCCCAATAACGACGACTAACTCTCGCGCTACGCCTTTCAGGCGCGAGTTGAAGCCTTGAGGGCTTCTAGCCGATAGAGTACCAGAGGAGTCAAGTTGATTAACATAAGTCCTGCTCAGAACGGCGTGTCGCATTTACTTATCCGTCGAGTAGAAGCCAGAACCTTTGAATTGTATTCCAAAGGATGAATAGATCTTGCGCATAGGTTCATGGCAAAACCCGCAATCGACATCATGCGGCTCGCTAATCTTGAGTTCCTTCTCGTATCTAAGGTTGGCTTCACATAGATCATTCGTACACTCAAACTCATAGATTGGCATTACTGAGCCTCACACCAGTTGCAGGGATCGTTAATAGTCCATTCCCCGCATTGCTGGCATCGCCTAATGTCTGCATCCTTTACCTCATCTCGTCTATTGCCGTACCCGGCCGCTAGTAGTAACTCCACCAGATCGCCAAGGCGCAACATTGCAACATACTTGTCTGCTGTCTCACCTTGCCCGTTAAGCCTAAAGCAAGCGAACCCCAATAACCCGCTCTCGGCTGTCCGACTTTCGATCTGGCGGAGTGTTCCCACTACATCGAGTCCTGTGCGCGCTTTAACCTCGCAGTCGAACGGAACATTGAGAATGTCTCGCCCAGAACCTCGACCTACTGAAGCACCTTCCCACCAGCGCCTCAGATACTCTGCAACTACCCGCTCTGTGCGGAAGCCGCGATGCTTACGGCTTTGAGTCATTGACGGCGTGGCACTTCTTACATGACCAAGTTAAAGCCTGACCCTGCACCCAGAACGCTAGTTCATCCTTAGCAACAGGTTCATTGCATAGATGGCATAAGATGCGTACTTGTAAAGCATCTAACACTTGCTCCCGCTTGCGCTTCCTTGCGTATAACTCATCGTCGGTAGGGAATTGCTCCCATTCGTCATCTTGATTGCGAAAGAATAACTTACCCATTAGCCAACTCCTTTCGAATAGCTTTGTCACCGCAAAATACACAAAGTAATTTATCTACTGGTCGGTCCTCAAACTCTTCGTGCACTTTACCAAAAGGTGAACCTTGATTATCACAATTACTGCACTTACCAATCATTTTTTTACCTGTGGTTTCCAAGTGCCATCGGTACTAATCTCGTACCAAATAGGATCGCACTTATCGACTTCCGCCCATGTCTGCTGTCGAGCAGGTTGAACCGGGCAACTCATATTCGCCCATTGCTTGCCGTTCTTAGATCCTGTACGCCATATACGCTCACCATGCTTGCAATGAGGAATGTCTTTATCTATCTTGGTTGCACCTAAAACCTCTTGAACTAAGGCTACCGCATCGGCTGCTGTGACCGCCGGAGCAACTGCCTTAACTGTCCAAGGATCATCCTCAACAGGCGTAATGATCTTTTCCTCAAGCCTGTTAAGTAAAGGTTTAGGCTCATTAGCCTTTACTTTTGCCATTTCCTCACGGCTAGGGCGTTGGCCTTTCGTAGCGTAACCTGCGTTAGCCAATGCACGACCAATCGCACTCGTCTCACAATTCTCAAGCGCAGAAGTAGAGTTAACTCCTCGCGTTGAGACGGTCTCCTCAGCAAAGCCAGTTGCCCAAGGGTGTGCATCCACTTCAGTTCTATAGACAGAAGCCTGAACAATAAAGCGCTGCAAAGTGTGCTCAATAACCTGAGTAGATATTCTGCCATCGGGGTTTTCCTTCCAGAACTTAATTAAACGATCCTCAACCGTCTCGTACATTGAAAGATCAAACATATAACTCGCTCCCTTCTGTTGCTAACTGTCCAGCGATTGCAAGATAAGAGGCGCTGTCGATCCATGTGTCGATCTGCTGACTGTCCTCGATGCTCCGGCCAATCTTAACGAGCGTGAGCATGACTGCGACTTGGTAATCCTCAACTGGCATTTCCAGATACGCAGAGATGAGTCTGGCTGCTCTTGCCATATTGTCGCTCGGATGACCGTAATGGAGACCACGCTCCTGATAGAGATCTGTTGCACTCTGTAAGATTTCCCCATGCTTCATACTCGCACCTTCTCGATGCTTTCATAATGCTTGCGTACCGCTCTGCGACCTACAATGTAACCGTCGCGATGACCGATCTTATAACCCATAATAAACAGCAAGAACCAACTACCTAATATGATTAACTGTAAAGCGCTCATATTTACTACCCTTCTCCGGCTAGCCCTTCTAGCCTTCTAGGGTTAACCATGCCATAGAGTTGCGACAATCTAGCGCTGATCTTTATAACGAAACGGTAACAATTCTGTCTCGTCAACCGCGTCATCTATTGAGCGTTTAATGTCCGGGAAGTCATCTAGCCCGGCCATAGCGCTTTCCATGAACTACGAATGTGCCATCCTTTTCAAGATTAACTAGAGTTACCTGAGTATCCTCAACTAGAACGAAGGCTTGCTGCCAGTTCATAGTTCCCTTAGTATAGCCAGCCTTGCGAACATCCATAAGGTGACCACCTTCTACCCCTCGCAGGATACGGCCTATTTTACCGCCTGAAGCCTCTGTGAAGGCCGACATACCTGCTCTGTGAGTGTGACCACAGATAACGCTTAAACCATGCCTACGAGCCGCTCCAAGGGCTGTAAGACCTGCATTAGGGTTAATGCCCTGCTCGTCACCATGAACGGCAACCCAGCCTTTCTGAAAGGCATAAGGCTTCTTATGATAGGTAATCCCTAGTTCATCTAAGCGCATGAACTTCTCAAAGCGTAACTCTGGCAATGCTAGGAACGCTGGGATCTTCTTCATAATCACATTGTAAAGACGATCTGTGTGATTAGAACGGATCATGTGGGCTTCTTTGCTGTACTCGATCAAAGACCAGAGAACCTCTACTGCTTGATTTCGATCGCTATCTAGGGTCTGCTCGAACCATCCGGGCATATTTTCTGTCCATCGGCTGATCTGGGGTAAGTCGATTTCATCTCCAAGAGTAATGACGCTATCGGGGCGGTAAGCCTTAATAAAAGATGCAACATTTCGTACTGCTATTTCGTCATGGTAGGGAACTTGTAGATCTGGAACGATTACAGTTCTTTTCATTAGATTTAGTCCTCATCGTCATCGTCATAAGGGATACGGTTGGGAAGTTCTGGCAACCAGTTAGGTGCGGGTAAGATCGTTGCTGGATAAGTCAAAGGTTCTAACAGCAGACATAATGCAATATCGTCTGCAAAGCCAGCCTTCTTTAGGCTTTTCCAGTACTCGTTTAACCCAATGCAATAAGTCTCAAGCATTGAGTAATCCTCAAGATCTATAACCCTTTTGCGCGCCATGGTCTTATTGTGACTTATCGCATAACAATTCGTAGATCTTGTCGACGCGTGTCTCAAGTCTATTTATTGAGTCTTTCATACTTGAACCGCTATTTGGCTTCAATTCCGCTAAATAGTGTTTCACTAAGAACTGAAGCATCGCAGTTACACCACCCAGAACCGTCACAATCCCAACTGCAATAGCAGCGTAGTCGGTTGCGTTCATCGCTTGGGCGTGGCATAGCCAAAGATCCCGGCCACAATCGAGCCAAGGATTGCGCGGTAATCTAACGAGAAGTTAGAAGTAGTACCCCAGACGGCTAAAAACGCTCCGACCGAGATGATTGCTGGGTGCTTCATATTCATTTAGTTGCTCCTAGTAGCGGTATATTAAAGAACGAACTGTCCTCATCGCCCTTGATAGTGAAAGATATGTGGCAATGATGCAAGTGCTTGTTAATGCCCGTATAAGGTCTCCAACGCCATACTGATTTAGAACTGGCAATCTTGCCGTCAAAGATAATGTACGAGATGCGCTTATCAGACTTGGCCAATGTACGAAGTTGATCTGCCACATCGGGCATGATGTCCGGCTTAGGCTTTCCGAATAGATCGCGGTCAATGTCGATGGCACGAACCCAGCCTTGCTCATCTGGATTATGGTCAGACTTACGAGTTGCGTGTTTACTATCGCCGAGCCAGCCATCGCTGGTCCTATCACGATCACCGAAGCAGTCATCGAACTGTTCACGAAGTTGCTTCCCAGCAGCACATAACTTAGGCTTCATTTCCTAAAGCCTTTGCATCTAGATCACAACGCTGGCAATTCCAGCGATAAAGATCATTTAAGAATAATTCTTTATGACCACATTCAGGTCGAGGTGCAATAAAAGCATCTACCTCTGAATTATAAGTAAAGCCAATACCTGCAAAGTTGTAACGGATCTTGCCGTTATACGAAGTCTTAACCCAAGTGCCTCCAAGATTATCTATTAACCATTGATAACCTTCATCACCGTTAGGGTCGTTATTATCTCCAACTAAAACTCTAAGAACAGTATTAGTCGCATCTAGTTCTGCCCAATGACTCATACTGCCCACCTTACAATTACAATTCCAGATCCGCCATTAGAACCTTTTATATCAGTTCCGCTATAACCGCTTCCTGCACCGCCGCCGCCAGTATTCGCTGTTGCATCTAAAGGAGTAACAGATAAAAAAGTACCAGAAGCACCGCCGCCTGAACCGCCTGAACCAACTGTATAAGTATTTCTAGCACCGCCGCCACCGCCGCCTGCGTAGAAAACAGTTCCGCTTACATTTTCTCCAGTTGATGTTGCTAAGCCCCAAGAACTATAAGAACTCGAACCTACGCCGCCGTTACCAGAATTAGTGGAACTTCCATTTACTCCCACAGCGCCAGCACCACCGCCGCCGCCTGAGGTGTTTGTTGCTGAGTGACCTGATCCGCCTGCGAAACCTTGTGTTGGAGATGTTGCTGCTCCACCAGCGCCAGAACCATAAGTTCCACCACCACCAGAAGCACCAGAACCACCAGCAAAGCCACCACCACTAAAACCACCAGCGCCATAGCCGCCGCCTCTGGCAACAGTTAACGCACCAAATTGTGAGTTATTACCACCAGCACCGTTAGTAATTTGACCAGCACCGCCGCTACCTATTGCAACTGTGTAAGCAGTATTAAGAGTTTGACTTGTAAAAGCAACTAATCCACCAGCACCAGCGCCGCCAGCAATAGTACTGCCACCGCCGCCACCGCCGCCAATAACTAAAATGTCGGCTGTAATAGATCCGCCCGTTACAGTTAAAGTGCCGTTAGATGTAAAAACCCGATAATTAAAGCCACCAGATGTATAAAGAGTTCCACCAGTTACACTAAATGGTGTACCTACAATGCCGTTAATAGCAGTTATGCAGTTAGCAATCATTAGGCTATAGCGCCTACGACATACCAGTTATTTACGCTAGTCTGAATTAGCGCGCATGACTTATATTGTGCCAAAGTAGGGATAGCCGCTACTGTGCCAGCCGAAAGAACTGTTACTCCGGCAATGCCAGAGATTGAGACTACACCAGCGCCCTTGTTTAAGACTGTGATGCAAGTTCCGACCGGGAACGCTACTGTGGCATTTAGGCCAATTATCATGGTTGAAGCGGCAGCATTGTTGCGGGTAACTAAGACCTGATACTGGTCAGTCAATACCGGAACATAGGTAGTGCCTGTCTGCTCATTTAGGGTGAAGTTAACTAAGCCGTTATATGCGGCGGCCGATAGCACATCGCCTGTCGCTGCTGGGAAGCCTGTTGCCATTTATATTCTCCTAATATGCCATCGTTGATATGCCGATTATACCTGATACCGATGACCCTATGATGAAGCCATCGACTATTGGTTCTAAAGT